TTGTGGATGTGGCCCACGTACGGATTTCATGGAGGCAGTGAGGATCTCTACCTGAGACTTGTTCTTGAACTTTGCTGATTGACGCATGAGGCCCGGCGGTATCAAATGTGACTTTTCCGTATCCGTGATCTCAAAAAAATAACTCATAGCGTCATAGGATAATTTGGATTGCCCCTCTGACCCACCTAATATTCTCGTCTGATAATGGTCGTAGACAATTGATTTATACCATGTGGGGAAACCACCGACCGAGAAAGTTTTGGAGCCGGACCGATTGGCCCAGACCACATAATACAATGCTCTGAGAGTTATGATGTCCGCCGTTACCCGGAATGGTGATGTATGGGATGGATCGCCACAGTTTACCTTGGTGCCAAGGATAGGTGTCCTAAGAGCAGAGATAAAATATAGTACATCCTCATCCGTCTTGAGGGGGTTGTTCGGGTCCAGGTACTTCTGTATAATCTGCTTCCTGTACATCCCCCGAAGCTGTTTGATCTCCTCCTGCTGGCTTTTCTGTTTTGGATTCAGGGATATTCACCTTCCTTCCGGCTAATAATGATAGTTTTTGTTCTTCTGACAATCCCCCTAATACCACGGTCAAGTTGTCAGCCAATTTGTCCATCTTCACTGCTTTCTCTACCTCGCCCTTCTGTGGTTCTAAAATCGCCCTTACTTCCATCAATCCCCTCAACGCCCCAACGACCCTTGTGAATTCAGTGGCTGAGGTAATTGTAAACCTGGGATTAACTTCACCTGTCTCCTCCACCACCTCAAAGGCACCGTCAAGGACCGCGATGGTTCGGTATATGAGACTTTCCATTTGACCGGTTATGCCGCCGATGGTGGCGACGGCTTTGGTTTCCTCCACCACCTCCTGCAATTCGATTGAATCCAGTTCCCAGTCGCCGTTGTCCCGGTCTCTCACCCGACCTGGCCAGTCAAACCGCCTCGCCCATGCATTAACTGTGGAATGAACAACGTTGACGGTCTGAGCCACCTTTCTATATGATCGCTGCGGTCCTTGGGCGTAGAAGTATTCAAATGCCTGGCGGTTTTGTACAGTTTCTAGTCGGGGCATTTAGTAAACCTCACTGATTCCGACCGGGTATAGGTGGTACAATCAGTTATTATCCGAGTCACTTTGACTGCAGGCATACCGGCTTTTACCAGGTCCAGGGCCAATTTGTCCTTATCCAGTCGGGATCGATTGGATGTGCAAATTTTTGCTGCACCCACATTATCCATTTCTACTGCCTCTGTACCCACTTGTGCCATGTAGAGTTTGAGAAGGTCGTTGGACTCTTCCTTGATAATTTTGGCCTCGTCCTCCAACTCCTTTGCCCGGACTCTCATTGTCAATGCGTGTTCGATTTCCGCTGCTACTGATTGGTCTTTGATTTCTGATAGGTTCACGATCTACCTCCCTTATACGAGTTTGCATAATTTTTGCTACTTCGTCCCTGTGAAGAAGCAGCCTACTTTTTTGACGATTTGCTTTGCAGACACAGTATATGACCATCGAATCATCCGGGTTCCTTACAACCCGTTCTGCTATGAGTCCAGTCACTACTACATTATCCATGTGTAATTCCATTATGCCACTACCTCCAATTTCAATTCTTCCATGTTGTTCCAGTCCTCACCAACTTTTGGTTCAGCAAGTATAGGTACGGAGAGTTTATAAGCAGATTCCATGACCGCCACCAACTGACCCGCCACCAATTCCAATATATCATCTTCCACCTCAAATATCAACTCATCATGTACCTGCATAAGGGGATCCAGTATAAATCCCTCGTCTGTCCATGTGTCAATTACCGGTTCCATATCTGCCATAGCAATTTTTAATATACCACCGGCGGCAGATTGGATGCCGTGGTTGACTGCTGCCCGAAGTCCCTCCTCTCGGATGCGTTCATGGGTTGAGCAAATTTCCGGGATCCATCGTTTACGCCCAAACATATCAGCCACAATCATTTCCCGCCTAACCCGAGCCTTTAACTCATTTACATAGTCCGCATACCCGTGGTAGAGACTGTAAAAATCCCGTATCCATTGCTCACAATCTATTATAGATACATCCACCACCCCTGCATGATACATTGCATCCAAGAGCCCGGGTGGGGTAACACAATAAATTACAGAAAAATTCACCGTCTTGGCGGGTTTGCGTTGAATCTCGTCTGGAGGACCACCATACATCTTGAACCGGGTGGTTTCGTGAATATCCCCACCATCCAGATAAACTTTCAACATCTCTGCATCCTGTGATTCATGAGCCGCCACTCTAAGTTCAATCTGGCTATAGTCTATTGCCAGTAATTTACACCCAGGTCTCGCTACAAATCCTTCCCTAATAAGTCGTCCGTTGGCAGATCGGCTGGGAATGTTTTGGAGGTTTGGTTCACTACTGGCCAATCGTCCGGATGCAGTTCGTGTTGTCGAATAAGTTGTATGGATTCTTCCAGTGCAATCAACAGATCGTGGAAGGACTCTTGCGTAAGTTGTAATAAGTTTCTGCAATGCTCGATGGTCTTGTATAGCTCTGACAATCTCGTGTTTGTGGGAAAGGACATCAAGGACTTCTGCCCCCGTGGACTGTTTGTTTGATTTGAAGATTCCGAGCTCATACAACACCCCCGCTACTTGTTTTGGGCTGCCAGGGTTCACATAGTGTCCTGCCAACTGATTAATTTGTGCCTGGACTTTGAGAGCACCCACGTTCAACGTATCCTCCAAACGCTCCATGTAGCCACAGTCAATCAATACTCCATTATCCATCATTTCCGTCACCACGGGCACAATGCCCATATCTATCTCAAAAACCTCCTCCAAGCCTTGATCCCTGACCATAGGCCATAGAATTGAATATATTTGCAGAGTCGCGTCAGCGTCCCGGCAAGCATAATCAACAGCGATATTCCGATCAATGTCAGAGAGATACCCACTCTCCATTTTCCCAAAAGCATTTTCCACCTCTTCCTTTCCATCCATAGCGGACCATCTTTCCCGGAGATCAATTTTTGGACCCTCATCATATTTTTTCAATAACTTCTTAACCTTTGTGGATATATTCTGCGGCCACTTCACGTGGTTTGTACCATCCAAGAGGATTTCCAATACCGGCATGGGGTCGGACCAAGTAGTTACCAGTACCCGTTGCAAGTAAACCAATGCCTTTTTCCTTGATGCCTCCGCCACAATGGAACTGTACGAATCCATATGCATATTCAGGTAGCGGTAGGCAAGGTTTTTCAACCCACGGGAATTCAAGCCAAGGATGTAGGCCATGACCATGGTATCTGCGACCCTGGACGGATATATACCCACCTTATTTAACACCCTCACATCAAACATTGCATTGTGTACCACGGTCAGATTGTCCCGGGATGCCATGGTGGATTTCAACCAACCATAGGTGGGGGATTGCTGAAAATTTCCCCCGGTCAAGACCATGGCAGCTTTGTGAGGTTCGGTGGCCCACTGAATTGACCAGGGCTCATCCATTTCCGTCTCGGTGTCAATGGCTATTATCAATTATCCCCTCCTAACGATTTGTAGAATACCAATTTATTACCTACCAAGTTGGCCGTGGTTATAATTGCCATATACCCCTCATAAATCATCACCACATACTGCAATTGCTCTCCATCATTAAACATATCCAACTGACACCAACCATCATTATCCACTGTCATCCATACATCATAAGACGACCCAGGGCCAAATCTCTCATCACGCACCACCACAATAGTTTGTCCACTATAATCCCATACATCGGATTCCACAACCGTGTATACCCATGATACCATATTTGATTGACCGGGTTCTCCTTGTGGGCCGGCGGGTCCAAGAGATCCTGAATCCCCAGTAGGCCCGACAGGACCTTCGCATGCGATTAATAAACAAACCGTGATTATCATCAATAATTTACTCATCAGCTACCTCCACCAATCTATAATCCACAGCCTGTTTATTTGGCTGCCTGGGTTCAATCTGACCCCTGACCAGTTGCCCAAGGGCTTGAAAATCATTTATGATGAACCGCATCATGTGGGTGGAATGGAGTCCGGATGCGGGATGGTATATGGGCAAAAGGGTAAATTCATGATCGTCTAATTGACCATGGAGGGGAATTCCGTGCAATTTTTCCATATTCTCCTTTGTCCCCGTGAACCATTGAGTGGATAGACGACCAACCGAGACAATTATCTCCGGGCGAATCTCCAAGACTGTTTTCCTCAGCCAGTGGTCTGTGCAGTAAGCAACCACTGCCACTTTTGGATCCTTATTCCGCTTCGGTCTACACCTCACCAGGTTATCTACCCAACACCGCTCTCTGGATATTTTGGCAAACCGCCTCAGGTACATATCCAACTCCTGCCCGGACTTGCCAACAAATGGATAACCGGATATGAACTCATCATAGCCAGGAGCCTCGCCGACTAAGAACGCCAGGGGATTGTCCCATTGCCCATCTCCCCGTACTATTTTGCCATTCAAGTTGCATAGGCGTCCAAATTCACACACCCGCCCATTCTTTTTCCTGTCGTTTGATATCATGTTCCCTCCCCTCTAATTTAGTTACCCATGCAGGACGCGGTGGTGTCATCCACTCTTTTATATCAGCAAGTGGGTCGCCTAATTCACCTATTGCAAACCCCCAATCATACTCCGTCATTCATTCCCCTCCCCTTATCCGTTTGTACTTCGAAAACACCTTATGACACGTATCACATAGGGTATACCCATCCTCCAGCCGTTCATTAAACCATCCCCGTTCGTAGGTTCGGTGGTGAACCTGAAGCTCATAGGATCCGTTGCAAATCACACACGCATACCCATCCCGTTCCTTGACCAATCGGCTAAATGTACGCCAGTGTGGGGTTTGTGGATATTCGGCATAAGTCATCTGGCACGACCCGTGACAACGGGTACCTCAGTCACTTTGAAACCAGGCAGAGATTTCTTCCCATTCGCCTTCATCCACTTCTTTACTACCGCCGTGTTCACGCTGATAAAATCCACCGGCAAAGCCCCGTTGCCAACCAACCTCGCGACCAGTAGCAGATTGGTACACTCGACCCTAATGTCCATGCGTATGGTCGCAGATCCCACGGTTTTCTGGACAGGAGGTGGGGCAGGTGGCACATATACCTTTTCTGCTGCTTCAAAAGTGTCCAGTCCACCATCAATATCCCGGTCTTCAATTTTCCGGTTCGCCTCTTCCTCCAATCGAGCTTTTTCCGCCTCAGCCTCAGCTACCCGCCTCTCCTCCTCCCGCCGGATTCTCTCCCGTTCCATGAAATCCCGTTTGATCTCCCCATCCACAATCCCCTGAGCCGTCTTGTAGGGGGACTGTAGACACTTTAATTTGTCCAAGAGACTCTTGTGTAGTTCGTGAGCCGATTGTATGTCAGGACGGAGGGTATCGTCAATTATTTTCAACGCCTGTCTGACGGTTGAGGTGAAAATTGACGCTTCCGCCCGGGATTCATCATCCATAATCTTCAACCCCTGTGCCTGAGTGATAATTTCCTGACCACCTGATTCATATACTTCTAAGCCTGATTTTGATTCTTTCATTATCTGCCTCCCTCTCCTCTGAATTCATTATAGATTGATTTTGACAACTTCTTTCCTATGCCTGGGATATTACGCCACTCAGCCTCAGTCCAATGAATCACGTCCCATACTGAGTTGGCTACCCGGTCAATGTCCCTGGATCGCTCCTCCTCAACCCCTGTCAACTGACCCACCACACGACGAACGAAGGATGATTTATGTAAGAGGACTTCCGAGTGACCGGAGTACATTTGCCGATGGGACTTGTGATCCGACCATTGTTTATTTACCCACCAGCTATGGAGTTCGATGGATAAGAGAACAGTTTCAAGCGGGGTGGATGTATAAGCGACCATGAACCCCTGTATAACTGCCATAGTATTCAACCATTTGACCATTTGGCCATAGGTGAAGGATCTTTGGCCAATCCTCAACGGGACCCAGCATTTACCCTTACGGACTTCCAATATATGGTTGTCCGGATTGGGGCGCCAGATTCCCTCAACGATGATGTAGACTTGGTTATAGGCGTTTGACAAACCAATTAGTTGATGGCCTGAGAATCGTTTTGAGGCCATAGACGACATCAAATCACTGAGTCGTTTTCTCTCCAGACCAATAAGCCACTGAGACTCGGGGCCGTTGCCTGTGAAGGCCATGTCGGCATACTCCAAATGCCCCAGTTTGGCGATGGATCTTGGGTATAAGTCGATTAATTCACCTGAACCGGTTCTGCGGTCAACTGTTATCATTCAGCAACCTTTTCAGTATCGCCGTCTTCTTCCTCACTGACCGGGCCACCATCACCCCTATCCGGCAACTGGCCAGTGGTCAGGGTTTTTGGAACCGGTGCCATTTCCTTTTTTAGAAATGCAGAGACCTGGAGTAACCGTCCCCTAGCCTTCCTCATGCTGTCAAGTGCGGGGATATGGTCAACTGTACTTGACTGAACTATATTGAGTAAGTCACGAGACGAAGCATCAATTTTCTTCACCAATTCCTCCAGGTGACTGATTTCAATTTGGGCTAATCTATCTGACATTTTTAATCCTCCGTGATTGATTTGTGATTGCCTATTCCCTGTCTGCACCTTTGATTTCGATGTATGGATTAGATTCATAGTCCCAATATTCCAGGGTTGTGTCAGGGAACACATCCATCGCGACTATTGGGAAACTGCAATCAATACCTGAATACTCCTCCCCGGCCAGACCAGGTTGGATACCGGAGTTGATGATATTTAATACAAACTCCTTCTCCGCCACGTCGTAGGATGTACTACACACCATATCTACCTTGTATGGCGTCCCTGACCACCCTACCATCTCATAGGTACCATCCCAACTGGCCTGTGCCTGTTCGCCCTTTGGTGTTCTGACTATACGAGTAACATACTTCTTTTTCATCTCGGTTAGGACTACAAGATTCTTGTCAGTATGGCGAACCATATTGAACAAATCCCTAAGATCCTTGTTTAGGGCTGAATATGCAGTCGGTACAGACGAGGCGCGTCCGAACTGGGCAATACGCCTGATTTCCCACAGGTCAGTGTCAGTGTCAATACCAATGGTACGTATTTCAGGGTGGGCAACTGCTGCTTTGAAGTCGGTAACAAACTCATCCCACACTGCTCTCCACACAGACATTTCCATACCCTTCGTCCTACCGTACTCATACATATGTATTTCCTTCTCATCACAGAACTTATCCGCCACATAGTCCGAGCGGTTGTTGAAGTCAAAATATGCAATTGGCCCAGGAGCAGAGAATAAAAAATGAGTCTTCCCCTGCTTCTGTAACCCACCAACCTCCACAAACAGACGACGTTTGGATACCTGCTCAACCTTCCGTGAACCTTTAAGTGGTTGTTTCATCATCACTCCCTTCTAGTTCATCTACACCAGGCAACCACCCCTTGAACCTGGCGTGATTTATGATCATGTCCCAGTTTTCCCTCAATTCCAACTCAGTGAAGTCCAGGAGCCAGACTTTATAGATAGGATATCTATTCTCCCTATAGTCCCCAAGCAAGTATAGGATGCGGAACAAACAGGTCTGGAGTCCAAGCATATAACAATACGCCTTGACCTGCATTATCCATCTTTCATTTTGCCCAGGATCTTTGGTTGAGGAATAGGTGGTGCATTTATACTCTTCCAATACACGCTCCCCATTGCCATAGACAATCCCACCACCGTCAATCAACCGAACACGGTTTATGCCGTCGGGGGAGCCTACTATCCCATCTTTCTCCACCTCGCTGGGTCTAACCGCTGACCGTTCGCCGAACGCGGATGATAACAAACGCTCCCATATAAACCCCTTCTCAAACTGTCCTTGTTTGGCTTGGTCTACCTCCTCACCTGGGTGAAGATTGCCATAGAGGGTGGTTAATATGTCATCTATGATTTCAGATACATGGAGACCAGGTGATCGATCCACACCCGACTCAGCTACCAAATTCTCTCTCAACTCTTCAATTACCACC